AGCCACGGTTCATCGCCCCCTTCCTCTGCAACGTCGTGAGCAGGGCGAGCACTGCCGCCTGCACCTCGGCGTCGCCGTTCACTATCGCGTCGTTGATGTATGTGTTGTAGGTCACGCCGGAGCCGCCACCGAGACGCTGTGACATCCCCTCGGCTATCGCGTCCGCGATTGGCAGCATGTACTTCTTGTTGGTGAGCGGCACGACGGCGCCGCCAGTGGCCCAGTTTGCCACCGCCTCGACGCCATCCTCGCCTACCCACCCTTGGTTGGTCAGAGTCGGCCCAGTAGCGATGTAGCCAGTCGCGTGCCTTGGGATGACTGGTCGGCTGTTCATGCCGCCAGTCGCCTGCTTCTCGTGCCTGACCACATAGATGTTGGTCGTCGCCGACCTTCCATGGAGCCGATTGAGCTCCTCCTTGACGGAGGAAATCTTTCCAGAGGCGTAGTCGTTGGCATAGATGCCGATGTTGGCAGACTTGCCATCGAGCTTCTTGCGGCTTGATTCGGTCTCCCGAATCTTGCTCTGCGCGTCGCTGTTGTCGCCGTTGATGAGCGTCACCACCTCTGGCGGGAGCTCGTCGAGCTGCGTCTTGAGGTCGTAGATCATGCCCTCGGAGTCAACGACGGAGCCGTTGTCCCCGATGTAGAAGGTTTTATCGCCGACCTGCATCGTGTCGAGCCCTGCGATGAGGAGCATCGTGTCGTTGAGGTCCTGACCGGCAATCTCGTACATTGAGTCGAATGCGGCTGCGGTGAGGCCAGCCATGTTCTCCGCCGCGCCAGGAGCCGCCTCAAGTGCGGCGTTCCACGTGTCAAGCTGGACGCCGCCGTTGACGAGCGCCTGAATGACCTGATCCATCGAGCCGCCCACCGAGCTGAAGGCGCTCGCGAGCGTGCCCATGTCGACGTCGTTCAGCTCCTTCGCGCTGACGCTGATTGCGGAAAGGCCGTCAACCATGTCGTTGAACGCGGAGTCGTCGCCGCCGGCCTCCTTTACCGCGTCGGAGAGCCGCTTCATGTTTCCAGTCACGTCTGCGGCCACCGTCTCGGTGCGCTTGTTGAACTCCTCTTCGGCCTTCGCGGCCTCGTCGAGGGCTCGCTGCGACTCATTGAGCTCGGTCTGCGCGACATCCATCTTGCCCTCAAGCGTCGAGAGGGCCTGACCAGTCTTCTGGACCTCCTGAGAGTAGTTGCTGATGGCCGTCTGGCCGTCCTCAAGCTCCTTGTTGTACGCCGCCTGAACCTTGCTCTGGTCGTAGTTGCTACCGTAGACCTCCTTCGCGTGAGCGAAGTACTCGGCCTTGCCCTCCGCGCTAGAGAGCTTCTTGTAGGACTCCTGCGCCTCCTTGAGGTTGTCAGTGGCGTCTTGGAACTGGCCTACCGCTTGGGCGTAGTCGTCGCTGTAGTACTCGATGAGGGCCTGAGCGCGGCGGGCGTCGACGTTCGCGAGAATCGCGTCGGTGTTCTCCTGAATCTGGCCCGTCTGGGTGTCGATGATGTTGCCGAACTCGTCGATTGCGTAGGTGGTGCCGCATGCGTCGTTGATTCCCTGCAGCGCGGCGGCGAGCTTTGCGCTCTCCTCCTTCGTGCGGCCCTCCTTGCCAGCGAGCTCCCTCACGGTATCGCCGTAATAGTTGAGGGTGCCAGCATAGGTGCCGTACTGACTGTTGGACTCCTCGATTGTGTGCGTGAGGTCTGCGAGACGGCCCTCGTAGTCACGGGAGTCGGCTGCGAGGTCACGGAGCCGCGAGCCAACCATGTCGGCGCTGCCGACCGTCACATCGGCCTCCCTGCCCACGTTGCCGAGGGCGTCTGACAGCCCCTTGGTCGCGGCTATGTGGTCCTGGTAGCGATCGTAGAGGTTCTTGAGCGCGATGCCGATGGCGATGATGCCCGCCACGACGCCAGCGACGGCGAGCCCCTTCAGGAGCGTCACCCCGAGGTCCTTGCCCACGAGCTTGAGCTTGCTCATGGTGGACATGCTGTTCGCCATCTCTTCGGTGATGGCCTTGCCGCCGTGCTTCGCGGCCATCTTGACGAGGTTTATGCCGCTCGTCGCGCCGTCGAACCAATCCTTCAGCTCCTTGGTGCTCGTGGCTGCGGTCGCGCCGATTGACAGCATGGGGCCGAGCGCCGCAGTGACGCCGCCGAGCAGCACCACGGCAGTCTTGGCCGACTTGTCGAGTCCCGAGAACCACTTGGACAGCCCCTCGATGGCACCAGTCACCGACTGGATTATCGGCACGGAGCCCTCGCCCAGCTCGGCGAGGAAGATCTGCCAGATGTTCTTGAGAATCTGCACCTGACCAGAGAAGCCTTCGGCCTTCTTCGCGGCCTCGTTGGCGGCGTCGCCCGCCGCGCCCCACTTATCGGAGACGCCGTTCCATGCGTCCTCGGACATCTTGAGGTTGTCGTCGAGACCGCCGACCGTCTGCATCAGGCCCTCGATGGCCTGCTTCTGGCGCACAGACGTGATGCCAAGCCCCTGCAGCACGGCGTCGGCGGAGCCGCCCGCGCCCTCGATGTCGTTCAGGCCCTCGATGAACGCCTTCAGCGCCGTGGTCGGGTCGGACTCCCATGTCTGCGCGAACTCGTCGGCGCTCATGTGCGCTACGTCCGCGATGCCCTGCAGCGAGCTCTTCGCGCTCTCGACGTAGCCCGATAGCTCCTCGAACGCGGCGTCGGGGTCGCTCTCCCACGCCTCGGCGAACTCATCGGCAGACTGCCCCGCGAGGTTCGCGAACACGGTGAGCGAGTCGCCGCCCTGCTGCACCGCGGCGTCAATGGCCTCGAAGCTCGTGTCGAGCGTGCCGCCCGCTGCGGCCACTGCGGTCTCCATGAACCCGATGGTCTTACTTATCGCGGTGCCTGCGGCCTCCGCGTTCTGTCCGGTCGAAGCGACGCTGCTGGCGAACGCGAGCGTGTCGCTTGCCGACATGCCAACGATTGCCGCCATTGAGCCGATTCGCTCGGCGATGTTCACAATCTCCGTCTCGGTGGACGCGCCGTTGTTGCCGAGTCGCACGAGGGCGTCGGAGAAGCTCACGTAGTCGTCCTCGCTGAGGTGCATGATGTTCGCGAGGTGGCCCAGAGCGGTCGCGGCGCCCTCGGTGTCAAGGTTGCTCGCCACGTCCAGGTTGCTGATGACCTCTGCGAAGGTCTGCAGCGACTCCGTTGCCACACCAAGCTCTCCGCCGATGGCCTCGATCTGCAGTATCTGCTCTGCGCTCGTGACGTGCGTACGCGAGAAGTCGATTGCGGCGCTGCGCAGCTGCTCGAACTGCTCCTCGGTGCCCTCTACCGTCTTGCGCATGTCGCGGTACGCGGCATCGACGTCGGAGCCCGCGTCAATCATGCTGTAGCCGACGCTGACGAGCGCTGGCGTGAGGGTCGCGGAGAGCGTCATGCCGATGGACTTGACGGTGGAGGCGTTGAGTATGCCGCCCATGCCACCCGAGAGCGAGTCCTGCGCCTTCTTGAGCTCCGCTGCGGCGTCGTTGGCCTCCTGCCCGACGTCCTGCAGCTTATGCGCGGTCTTTGCCAGCTCGTTCTCGCTCTTCGCGGAGTCGTACGCCTTGGCTAGCTCCATTTCCTTGGTGGTTGCCTCGTCAAGCTCGCCTTGGAGCCTCTTCAGCTCGGACTCCATCTCCTCGACCTCGCCGGTTGGGTTCTGGAAGAGCTTCACGTCGCGGCGCTTCTCAAGGTCGGCGACGGCCTGCTTGAGGTCATTCACCCTCTCGGTCGCCTGTTCGAGCGAGCTTTCGGCGTTCTTAGCGCGCTCCCGCTGGTCGGTCAGCTTACCATTGAACAGCTCCATGTTCGTCTGCGCGCCCTTGTAGGCGGCGTCGACCTGCGCGACCTCGCTCTCCAACTGCTGCAGATGGTTCCACATGTCGGTCAGGCCGTTTATGCCGTCATCGATGCCGTTATTCTCGGCGAACGCCTTGTTGTATTCCTCGGTGAACCTCTTCTCCTCGGCTGTGAGACTGCTCAGGCGCTCCTCGTACTCCTTGACATCCCTCTTGGCGTCATCGAACGCGGTCTGCGCCTCGCCCAGCTTCGTCTGCTGGGTCGTGACGTCTCCCTCCGCCTTCTCCAGCTCGTTCATCGCCGTCGTGAGCTGCTCGGTGCGCTTCTTCCATTCGAGCACACCATCGCTGTAGCCCGCGAGCGTGGAGTCGCCCTTGACGGTGGCGATTCTCTGCCGTAGGCTCTCGGTCTGGTCGGTGAGGTTCGCGACCGTCGCCTTCTGGTCGGACAGCTCCTTGTTCGCTCTGCGCGCGGCCTCTGCGGACTCCTCAATCCACTTGGCGAGGTCCTGGTGCTGCTTCGCGGCCTCCTCCGCGCCGCTCATCTTGAGCAGCGTCATCTCGTGGTTAAGGGCGCTGACCTTCTCCTCGGACAGCTTGACCTTCTGCTGCAGATCGTCGAAGTAGCGCTTCGCGAGCTCGATGTTGCCGGGGTCGACCTTCATAGCCTCGCCCGTGCGCTCAAGGTCGCGCTCCACGCTGTCGAGGGCGGCGTCGACCTTGCGAACGTCCGTCTCAAGGCCCTGGAACGCGTGGCCCCTCACGGCGTCGGTCATGCCGTCGTCCAGCTTGCGCATGGTCTGCGAAAGGCTCTCTGCCTCGGAGTCGATGCGCTGAAGGTCGGTTCCCATCTGCTCGAAGCTGAGCGCGTCATCGAACGCCTTCTTGTCGTTCTGCGCGTCCTTGAACACCCTTTGCAGCTCGCGGACGTTGGCGATGGCGGAGTCTTCCAGCACGACACCGAGCTTCTCGGCGTCCTTCACCACGTCGTCCAGATCAAGGCCACGATCGAACATGCCGTGGAAGTTTATCTCCTTGAGCTGCCGTATCCTGTCTATGTCGGCGTCGCTGATGAGCGGCTTGCCGCCCTCGTAGCCGAACGACGCGCGAATTTCCTGCTCGTCGCGCATGGCCTTGTTGAAGTCGCGCAAGGTCGTCGTGTCGCCCATCAGGCGCTGGGCGTCAGCTTGCGTGAATCCGAGCTGGTCGAAGAGGTCGTCCGCACCCTTGTTGCGCGCGACCTTGTTCCATGCGTCGTATATCTCGGCGAGCGTCTTGGTGAGACCGTTGAACCGCTCGTCGGCCTGCTTGGCCTTGAGGGACAGGTTCTCGGTGTCCTCGGCAATCTGCCGCACGGACATGGCGTTGCCCTTGCCGTCGAGCACCTTCGTCATGGTGTCGCCGAGCTGCTTCATGGCCGTGCGGGTGATCTGCGCCTTGGACTGCAGGGACTGCATACGGTCGCCCGTTATCTTGATGCGGGTGTCCACGTTCTTGAGGCTGGTCGGGTCGAACTGCATGGCTTTGGTAATCTGGCGAATGCGCGACTGCAGCTCCGCAGCGCTTTTCGTCGGTGCCTTGAGCGCGTTCGTGAGCTTGGTCGTGTTGCCGCCAATGCGAATCTCAAGGCCTGCGTACTCGGCCATGGTTCATCACCTACCCCAGCATGTTTCTTATGTCTTCCTGCGTTGCCATCTCGACGTTCGCCTGCTCGTCGTCGTCCGTCGTGGCCTCGTTCGTCGCGGCGAGGTCGAACACTATCTCGCCGTAGGGCATCTCGGCCAGGTCCCTCCGCGAGTACCCGAGCCTCATGGCAGCGAGAAACACCTGCGTGTAGGGCAGGTGCGTCTTGCCGCTACCTCCCTTGCCTCCGCTCCTGCTCTCGCGCTGCCTTAGCGAGTCGGGCGGATAGGGAACGAAAGGTGGCATCAATCTCCCTCGACACGCACGTATGCAGGTCGGCGTAGTCGATGACGTCGGCTGCGTGCGCCTCAAGCAGCTCGTCGTAGCTCGGGATGGGCTCCACGCCGTCGTTGAGCCCTGCCACGTCTGCGGAGCGCATCATCGCCCACGCGGCTCTCATGTCGGCGTCCCAGTCGACGCCGATGAGGGACGAGAACGTCCCGTCGTCACCGTCACCCGTGTCCATCACGTCGTTGATGAGCGAGTGGTGCTTCGAGCACGTGTCGTCGATGAAGGCCTGCTGGTAGATCTTGAGTGCGTAGGTGGAGCAGACGGCGAAGTGCACGTCGTCGCCGTCGCCCCAGCGAATCGGGTTGCGAACGCCACGGCCAGAGACGTTCTTGAACTTGATGAGCATTGCAAACACTCCTGTCTGTGTCTGGGTATGCGAGAGGCCCCGCAGCGCAGTGACAGGATGCGCAACGGGGCCGTCTCAACGTGTTTTGTGCTGTAGTGCCTACTGGGCCTTGGTCGGCGTCGGCACGGCGGTGTACCAAGTGGCGAACGCGGTCGCGGCCTCCTCAGCGGAGCCCTTGACAATGCTCTTGGTCACGCCGGTGCCGCCGAAGGTGAAGTCCTTGCCGATGGCGGTGAACTCAAGGTCCTGCGTGTCGGGGCTGGTGGAGTCGGACTTGGTGTTGGCTCCGGCCGCGACGCGCTGTGCAGTGCAGTTGAAAAATACGTAGCGCTTCTTGTCCGCGTCGCCCTCGACCTCGTACAGGAGGGCGAAGGACTTGGGGGTGGCGTCGGCGACCTCGACCTGCATGCCGTTGTCGTCCACGACCTCGCCGAGAACGGCGACCTTGAAGCTGTCGGGGATGATGGCGAAGTTGAAGGTGCCCGTGTAGCCGCCGTTCGCGGCGGGGGTCACGTAATAGGCGATGTTGTCGGCCCAGAAGGTGGAGGGCTCGGAGCCCTCGCGGCTGAGGTCGAGGGACACGGCGCCGGGGATGGCGACGGGGTTATCGTAGGTACCGTCAGTCTTGATGACGGCGTAGTAAGCCTTGGCGAGTCCGAAGCGGACCTTGGAAAGCTCGGCCATGATGGCCTCCTATTCTTCTCTGTTGTGATAGGTGAAGTCGTACTGCTCGATGTGGCAGACCTCGGACTCAGACCAGATGCCGGTCTCGTCGGGGACGCACCCCAGCGAGAGGATGGCGTTGCGCAGGAGCGCCTCGGTCTCGGCGTTCGACGCCTTCTCGAACAGCTCGACGTGGAATCGCGGGAGCCCCGCGTAGATGATTCCGTCCGCCACGAAACCGCCGCGCGACTCCATCGAGTAGACGAAGAAGGGCGGGGCGGGCGCCTTGCCCACTGGGTAGGCGTCCTGACGTCCAGGGATGCCGGTCGCGGCGAGGGCGGCGTAGACGGCTGACTTGGCGCTCATCAGAGGTACCTCGCTAGATAGCTGCCGAGATGGTCGCGTGCGAACTTGAATGCGTAGTCTGCCGCTGGCTTGACGTGCAGGTACGCCCGCGTCCTGCCGCCGCCGATCTTGGCGTGGCCCTTCTCAAGGAGATGCGGCAGTCCCGCCTTGCGGGAATAGATGTGGCCCTCGACGCCATGCTTCTTGCGAAGCGTGCGGAAGGTGACGTGTCTGCCGTACTTCCAGTCATAGGACTTGGCGTTGCGGCGCCACTCGTCGCGGCCCTCGCTCACGGCGTCGTGCACGAGCTGGTACACGGCCTCGTCGGCCCCGTCCGCCACGTCCCCGAGGATGTCGGAAAGCGCCGCGGCGAACTGGTCCTCCTCGACCCACAGGTGCCTACCCATTGTCGTTCCTCGCGTGGGTGGCGTAGGTGAGGATGGTGTTGTCGCCGCGCGTCGTGGAGTGGCTCAGGTCGTACTCGCGGCCCTTGTAGACGGCCTGCGTCTCGCCGTGATAGTCGATGGTGCGGACCTCCACCTGCAGCTCTGGCTTCGGGCCGAGCTGCGCTGCGGTCGCCCACGTCTCGATGCCGATGGAGCGGACGTTGCAGAAGACCCGCGTGTCCACGGGCTCGCCCTCGACCTCCGCGCCCTCGTCGTTGACGGCCATGTTGGCCTCGATGTCACGGAGATAGATTACCGAGTCCCAGCGCACCTGCGTCCACCTCCTCGTCCGTCTCGTACACGGCGTTGAAGCGGCTGTTGCCCAGCGAGCACAGTATCGAGTCGTAGGACTTCATGAGCCGCTCGGCCTCGTCGTTGTCGTAGCCGTAGTTGGCCTTGACGTAGGTAACGACCGCGCGCTTCGCCATCGCGGGAAGCGCGTCCTCGTTCACGTCGTTGATGGAGAACGAGGCGTCCATGGGGTCCGTGCCGAGCCACGTGACGGAGATTCCCTTGTTCGCCATGTCGAAGATGGCTGCGGTTATGAGGTCCTCTATCTCGGAGTCGGTGGCGTCGTGCTCCACCCTCAGAGCGACCTTGACGTCTTCGAGCAGGGACACGACGACCACCTTCCTATTCCTCTGTCTTGGACTTCCGCGCGCGCGTCGTGCGCTTCGCGGGCGCCTTCTTTGGCGTCTCTGCGGTCACGGGAGCGCCCGCGACCTCGACTAGCACGGCGCCCTCGGGTGCCTTGCCGTCCTCGAAGCGCCAGAACACGCCGCGCCACTTGTAGGTGCGCAGCATCACTAAGCCGCCACGGTGATGTCCACGAAGCCAGCGGGACGACGCACAGCGAGCTTCTCGCGGACCTCTGCACGAATGGTCATGAGGTTCTTGATGAAGTCGTCCTGGTCGGTGTTGGTGGCCTCGACGGTGACGCCCTCGGCCTTGGTGACAAGTGATGCGCAGGTGTCGAAGGCGCCGACGACCACATGGTTGGCGGTGAGCTGGTTGGAAAGGACGATGGGGAGGTTCCACACGTTCTCGCCGTGCAGGGCCGCGAAGTAGCCGCCGCCGTAGTAGCGATCCTCGCCGTCCTTGCCGATACGCAGGAGCTTCCAGATGGTCGGGGTCATGACGATGGCGTTCGCGGGACGGCCAGAATAGGTCATGGTGTCGGCGATTGCGTTGGCGATCTCGTCGGCGATGGCGACTGCGGTGCGGGTGACCGCCGTGGTGCCGCCGATGGTCTGGATGCCGGAGGTGCCGAGCAGCCCGGCAATGACCTTGGCCTGACGCTTGAGGTTCAGCTCGTAGAGCAGACGGCCATTGATGGCGCTGGCGAGGTAGCCGTAGTCGTCGATGTACTCGTCGGACTCCTTGATGTAGGCCGCGACCTTCTCAAGGGTGACGGTCGTGGGGGTCGGGTCGGCGAAGTGGATGCGGGACTTCGCAGCGCCCTCTGCGATGGAGTCGGCGATGGTGCCCTCTACGGCGCCCTCGGTGAAGAACACGAGGGTGTTGCCCTCGATGACCTCGCGGCCAAGGAGGTTCAGCACGCCCATCGACTCGCGGACGCCCTCGATGACGCTGGTGTCGTAGGTAGTGATGGCCTGAGTGGCCTGCGGGACGTTGATTGTGTCGGGCGACTTCTGAACGTCGGTGGCAGCGCGGGAGAACGGCGCGGCAACGACATGGAAGGACTTGGCGTGTCCCTCGCGCTTGAGATGGTTGACGAAATGCTCGCCGAGCGAGCGTGCCTGCTGTGCGGGCATATCGACCTCCTCGTTAGGGGTGTTGACAGCGGCGGTGACAACGGATTCGACGGTCTTGCCGCCGCCGTTGATGACGAGCTCGCGCTTCTCGGCGTTGAGGGCCGCGATGTTGGCACGGCGCTCGTCCTCGGCCTTGTACAGGCTCATCTCGGAGTCGATGGACTCCATCTGCTCGACGGTGGTGTCCTCGGGCAGGTTGGCGGAGAGCTCAAGCACCTCCGCGCGGCGGGTCATGTAGGCCTCGCCGTCCATGCGGCGCAGCTCGACCGCGCCCATGGGAATGAAGTCTGCAAGAATCATGCGGACTCCCTTCTATCGAAGTTGCATTGCTTTGGCCGCGAGCACCATGCGCTTACGTCTAAGCTCGGTGGCTTTCTTGGCCTCCAACGCGCTTTGAAGTCGCTCCGCTTCAATCCTCTTGATCGCTCCGTCAAAACAGGAACGCGCGCTTATCTCGGTGTTGGGGTCGGCAGGAAGCGAGACGCACGAGACGTCGTAGACCTTCCTGACGCGATGGATGATTGAGGTGAACTTGTGTTCGTCCTCGTCGTAAATCTCCTCGATGGAGTCCCAATCGGGGTCGAACGCCCACGACATACGTGTGATGAGCCCAGCGGCGATGTCCTCGTAAATACTGCGGGATGAGCTTGTGCTGCCGAGGTCAGCGGCCACGAACAGACCATGAAGCTGCGGCTCGACAACAAGCGTGCCGTTGCTCTGGCGGGCGAAAACTCTCCCTTCGTGGTCATAGAGGTAAATCACGTCGCTCATATCGGCATCCGCGAATGCGTCGGGGTCGATGACCTCATACACGTCAATGCCGTCAAAAGTTCTGTAGAGCATGTACGGGTCGTTGAAGGTGGAGGCGTAACCCTCCACGTAGTAGTCCGTGTCGAAGCGCTTCTCGGCACCCGTGGAGACGGGCGCGAGCGGCGTGAGCATGGAACGATATTGGCGTTCCATCGGTTTTGCGGGCATGTCCGCCTCCTTAGATGTCTGGCTTCTCGACCGCGCCGTATGCGTCGGCGTCCTGGTAGATTGCGTCGTCTCCGCCGAGGTCGAAGTCGGGGTCGTCGATCGGGTCTGGGACGGGAAGCCCCTCGCGACCGCCCGACGCGAACACCACCGTGCCGCTCATGTCCATCTGGAAGAACTCGCCGCGCACCATGAACACGTCCATGCCGGGCAGCCTCGGCAGGTCAAGAATCTGACGGCCCTCGTTGACGGTCATGATTCCGTAGCTCGTCATGTCTCGGACGATGTTTCGCTTGGTGGCGGCGCTGACGAACTGCAGCCTGTCGGAGCCGAACCAGATGCGGTTGGCGTCCGTCTGCGTGACCATCCTGCGGGAGAAACACGACTGCGTGAGACCCTCGGAGAGGTGCAGGAAGAACGTCTCGACCTTGCCCTCGTAGTAGGAGTCCCACTTGGCCTCGTCGGCCTTGTTCTGCAGGATGTCCTCATTGCAGCCGAAATAGTCGAACACGTGCTTGTCGATGCGCTCCATCTCGTCGGTGGAGATGGTGTAGGTGCTCGCCTTGACCTGCGTTATGTCGGCGAACGTCGAGTCGTAGGTCATCAGCACGGTGTCGTTGTCGGTGAAGTTGCGGGCGTAGAACTCGTCACGTTTGCGCCTCTGGTCCTCTGGCGCCACCTGCCCCGTAATCTTGCCGATGAACTTGATCTTCCCGCCCAGCTCCACTGCGTTGTGTTCGGCCTGCACCTGCTTGTTGAGCAGGTCCATCGTGGCCTGCAGGTTGTTCTGCGTGCCGAAGTAGTCGCTGAGGTACTGGTACTTGGATATGCAGCAGACCTCACTGGCGGGGAACGCCATGTGCTCGCCCGTGCGGAGGCTGAAGCGCACCCACATCTCGCCGTCCACGTCGATGAGATCTGTGGTCTCGGGGCGGATGGGGAACAGCCCGTTGGTGTAGCCGCGCTCGTCGTAGGTCGGCACCACGAACGCCGTGCAGTCCACCTCGTAGATGGTCGCGAGGCGGTACAGGAAGCGCGGCCACGTCATGAACGGGTTCGGCCAGCTCATGAACGCCTTCACGAGCTCCGGCCTTCCGTTGCCCTTGATGTGCGGCTCGCCCTTGGAGCACGCACTGGCGAATGCGTGGACGCATGCGCGGGTCAGCTCCATCTCGTAGACCCCGCCGCGCCACGTGCGGAACGACGGGGAGTAGTCGGTGAGCGTCTGGAAGTAGCTCGCGGTCTTCGCCCTGTCGTCGGAGCGCCTGCGGAACCTGCCGAGCACCTTGGAGATGAGCCCGTCGTTCGCCAAGTGCACCACCCCCGAACGGCATGAAAAAGGGCCCCCGCTCGGAGGCCCTACACTAATCCTATTGAATCAAATGTACTGGTTAGACCTGTAATTGTCAATATTTTGGCCGTTATCTTGCATAATTTTGCATACTCACCTGTATCGATGCATTACGGAGTATTCGTGGAGTGGGTCGGTTTTGCATAAATAACCCCTTTCTCTGCGTTACGCTCAGCGGCGTAGCGGTGCCGCGCCTGCGCCCACGCGCTTTGGCGCGCGC